AGCGTCTCCAGAATGAGGATCGTGCTCGTGGTAAGGAAGGTGAGATGAAATCTTCCTTTTGGGACACGCCTGCTGGTCGTGTCCTTTATCAGACCGGTCTTGGTGCGAGGTCTGTTTCGGATATTGGTCGCGGTGTTTGGGATCTGATTCCGCGGCCCAAAGTTTCCATTGGTGGTGGCGAGAGCGGGACCCGGTCGGGTCCCGGCGGAGACACCACTTTCGATACGTTCCATAAGAATCGTATCGGGTTTTAGAGAATTTTGTTCTAAGGCAAAATTTGGATCGACAAGTTGGCGTTCTCTTTTTTGGTCGTTTTGTGGTTTTTTTTTCTCTATGGAGGTTAGGTATGCGTCGTGACCCGAACTGGACTGGTGTCTATTGCGAACATGCGCCTGTTGTGTGTGACACTGGCGGACCCTCGAGAACGCGTCAGGAATTTGCGGCCGAGTGTGACATCAACACGATTATGGCGCGGTATGAGCGTACCGGTGTAGTGTCGCATGTGGCTGCTAGGCCACCGGCGTATTTGGATTTGTCGGATGTTCCCGATTTGATGGGTGCTCTGGCTGTATTAGAAGCCGCTGGAGCGGCTTTTGATGGTTTGCCCGCCCATATACGCCGGGAATTTGACAACGATGTACCGAAGTTTGTGGCCTTTGCAGAGGACCCCGCGAATATTGATAGGCTTCGCGAGTGGGGTCTTGCAGAGCCGCTTCCGGTTCCGGGATCGCCTTTGCCCCAGGCGGTCTCGGATGCTCTTCTCGACCCTGCTGAGAAGGGCTAGGTTCACTCCGCACAGTCTCTTACTTGTTGTAACTGTGCGGAGTGACACCGAGGTGTCACGATTTGGTTTCAAGGTGAAACCGTTTGGGAGGTTGAGATGGCTCGAAGGCACTCGATGTCGAGGTCTGGTTCCCGGTCCTCTTTCACCCGGCATGCGTCTAGGACTCATAGGTTGAATATGCCGGGTCCGATCATGAGAGGTGGTATTCGGTTGTGATATGCCGTGCTTCTCTCCGCTTACGGCGTGGTACGGTGCGGAGAGATCCCCGAGCAGTGGCAAGCGTCCGATTGTGTTTCATCGGGCGTTGTCCTTTTCGGGGGTTAAGTTGTGCCTGCCCTGTGGGCAGTGTGTCGGATGTCGTTTAGAGCGCAGCCGCCAGTGGGCGGTGCGTTGTATGCATGAAAAGCGTATGTGTGTTGATAGTGCTTTTGTTACGTTGACCTATGCGGATGAGAATTTGCCGGTCGGCGGTAGTTTGGTTAAGCGTGATTTGCAGTTGTTTATGAAGCGCTTGCGTAAGCGCTTTGGTTCTGGGATTCGTTTTTATGGTTGTGGTGAATATGGCGGTCAGTTTGACCGTCCTCATTACCATGTGTTGTTGTTTAATTTTAGGGTAACTGACGGTGTGCCTGTTGCTCGTGCAAAGGGTGGTCAGACTTTGTATTCCAGTGAGGAGATTGCTGAGTTGTGGCGTGTTGGTCATCACTGGATCGGTGAGGTTAATTTTGATTCTTGTGCTTATGTTGCCCGGTATATTCTTAAGAAGGTTACGGGTTCTCCTGCTGAGGCTCACTATCAGGTTGTTACGGTTGAAGGTGAGATTGTTGACCGTGAGCCAGAATTTACGGTGATGAGTAGGAGACCCGGTATTGGTTCTCAGTGGTTTGATCGTTATCACGTTGAGTGTTATAATTGGGATAGTGTGATTATGAATGCGCAGGAGGCTCGTCCTCCGAGGTATTATGATAATCGTTTTGATTTGATTGACACCGTGCGGCTGGAAGCGTTAAAGGTGAAGCGTCGGCGTGCTGCGATGCTGCACCGAGCTGACAATACGACGCGTCGATTGCGTGTGCGTGAGGTTGTTACGCTGCGTCGGTTGGCGTTGTTCCAGCGCAGGGAGTTGTATGTATGATCTTGCATTTGTATTCGGTCATGGATAAGGCCGTTCAGGCGTATATGACGCCGTTTTTTTGTCGTAGTGATGCTGAGGCGATGCGTTCGTTCGCCGATGCTGTTTCCAACCCGGAGCATCAATTCAATCGGCATGTTTCCGATTATGTGTTGTATCGGGTTGGTTTGTTTGATGATGCTGAAGGTATGGTTGTACCTTGTCAGGAACCCCAGCGGATTGTTGCTGGGTCCTCCTTAGGGGGGCGGGGGGACGAAGTCCCCAAGCGTTCTTCAGAACGCGAAGCGTAGCTTCGCTTATAGGAGGGGTATTCTTATACCCCTCCGTTTGCGGGCAGCTCTTGCTTTGGTTCAGCGATGGTGCTGTACTCAGGCTGCTCCGCTAGTAGTAGCGATTTCAGTGTAAGCGAGCCCTCTTGCGAGCATACACTAGGAAATCTTTTTTTCTTTCTTTTTTTGTTAGTTTGTTATTGTACTTTCGTTATTTGTTTGGCTGCTCTTGTGTTTGTTTTACTATTTGCAGCGTGTTTATTGCCTTGTTTATGGCTGTTATATCTTTTTGTATGATTTCTTCTATCATTGTGTTTGTTGCTTTTTTAGCCGATCTTTGGAGGCTTTGTTGTGCATGTTCTAATGCATATTTCAGTAGGTGTTTGTCGATCTCTAATTGTATTATTGTCATGTGTTTTCCTTTGTGGTTGTACTGTTCGTGTCAGAAATTGTGTTATAGACGAAACGCCGGAACAGGGGAAGTCAAATGCGAAGCGTAATGCTCCACCAGTTTTCACAAGTACCGCGTGCAGAAATTCCTCGATCCAGTTTTGATCGTAGTCATGGTTTTAAGACTACTTTCGATGCGGGTTATCTTGTGCCCTGTTTTGTTGACGAAGCGTTACCGGGTGACACGTTTCATCTCCGTGCCAATGCTTTTGGCCGGTTGAGTACGCCGTTACATCCGTTTATGGATAATTTGATGATTGATTTTTTCTTTTTCGCTGTTCCTATTCGCCTTATTTGGGCGAATTTTAAGCGTTTTTTTGGTGAACAGGACAATCCTTCTGACAGTACGTCGTTTTTGGTTCCTCAGCTGACTACTCCTGCTGGAGGATTTTTGATCGGATCGTTGCCTGATTATATGGGCGTTCCGACTGAGGTCCCGAATTTGAAGGTGAATTCGTTACATTTCCGTGCTTATAATCTGATTTATAATCAGTGGTTTCGGGATGAAAATCTGATTAATTCGCTTCCGGTGCCTGTTAATGATGGTCCGGATGACCCGACGCAGTATAGTATGGTTCGTCGAGGTAAGCGTCATGATTATTTTACGTCTGGTTTGCCGTGGCCCCAGAAGGGGCCTGCTGTTTCGATACCGTTAGGTAGTACTGCTCCGGTTTATGGTGCCGGAGATATGATTCCGACGTTTGCGTCGATTGGTGCGACTGCTACTGGATTGGGCGGTACGCCCGGTACGCAGAATGTTATTTGGGGCCAGAATGCCACTGGTACTGGCCCGGCTGCGTGGGCTGAGCCCAAGTTGCATGCTGATTTGTCGGTCGCTACTGCGGCGACTATTAATCAGTTGAGGCAGGCGTTTCAGATTCAGAAGATCTATGAGCGTGATGCTCGTGGTGGTACTCGGTATACCGAGTTGATTAAGTCTCATTTTGGCGTGACGTCACCGGATGCGCGTTTGCAGCGTGCTGAATATCTTGGTGGTGGTCACGCCAATGTTTCGGTGAATCCGATTGCTCAAACTTCGAATGTTGAAGCTGGTCCTACGCCTCTTGGTTCGCTTGCTGCGATGGGAACCGTTGCTAAAGGCGGTATTGGTTTTTCGAAGTCGTTTACCGAGCATTGCGTTTTGATTGGTTTGATGTCTGCCCGTGCTGATTTGACGTATCAGCAGGGTTTGAATCGTATGTGGTCTCGGCAGACGCGTTGGGATTTTTATTGGCCTGCGCTTGCTCACATTGGTGAGCAGGCTGTTTTGAATAAGGAGATTTTTGCGCAGGGTACTGCTGTTGATGATGAGGTTTTTGCGTACCAAGAGAGATTTGCCGAGTATAGGTATAAGCCGTCTATTGTTACTGGTCTTTTTCGTTCTACGGCTGCTGAGAGTTTGGATACGTGGCATCTGTCTCAGCATTTTGCTACGTTGCCTGCGTTGAATCAGGCTTTTATTGAGGAGCATCCTCCGGTGCAGCGTGTGATAGCGGTGACTACCGAGCCGCATTTTCTTATGGATATGTATTTTCAGTTGCGCTGTGCTCGTCCGATGCCGGTTTATGGCGTTCCTGGGAACATAGATAGGTTCTGATCATGGTTCGTTCCCGATTCGTGCGTTACATGAAGATCTTCGGCATCGATGATGCTTTGATCGCCGCCGGGATTGGTCTGGGCGGCGGTGTTTTGAACAATCTTTTTGCTGGTCAAAGGCAGGAGGATGCGCAGAATTTCAATCTTCAGTCAGCTTTGCTTGCCCAAGGTTTGAATGCGAATGAGGCTGCGCGGTCGCGTCAGTTTGCTTCTGATGAGGCTGCGATTGCTAGGCAGTCGAATATTCAGCAGACGCAGGAGGCTCGCCAATGGGCGATCCAGTTGTCGAATACTGCGTATCAGCGGACCATGGCCGACATGCATGCTGCTGGTTTGAATCCGATTTTGGCTTATCGGCAGGGCCAGAGTGGTACGCCGTCGATGGCCGCTGCTTCTTCTGGCGCTGCTTCCTCTGGCGCTATGGGTACGATGTCTGCGCCTTCGGTTGGTGCAGCTCCGACTTTTGATATTTTGTCGCCTGCGCTTAATTCTGCGATTGCTGTGCAGCGTTTGAAGAATGAGACCGATTTGAACCGTGAGTTGGTTCGTAAGACGGCGAATGAGGGTACTACGGAGATTGCTCGTCAGGATGCTGTGATTAAGCAGGCGAATTTGTCTGATGAGGAGCG